ACGCAGCATTGGCCGTTGTCTGTCCCGTACCGCCATTGCCAATAGGTAGCGTGCCGGTCACTTGAGTGGTGAGATCAACACCAGACAGAGTGCCACCAAGCGTCAAGTTGCCGCTAGACGTAACCGTCCCACTGAGAGTAATACCGTTTACAGTGCCAGTTCCACCAACAGATGTGACCGTTCCAACGTACTGATCGTTCGATGTGATCGTAAAGTTGGGGTATGTTCCGCTAATGCTGGTTGTGCCTGCTCCCGTAAGAGCGACAGTTTGATCTGGAGCAGTATTCGTGATCGTGAAGTTGGGATACGTTCCAGATGTGCTGATACCAGTGCCAGCAGTAAGCGCAACAGTTTGATCCGGTGCGCTATTGGTGATCACACCTGTCGAAGTGCTGTAGCTAATACCTGTGCCAGCACTCAGAGCAGAACGCGCCCTAGAGTCCAGATAGTATTGATTGGTGCCCTCGCTGATGTTTGTGGTGGTAAGCACCACAGCACCAGTTTGCGAGTTGACAGAGGTCACCAAGTTTGATTGATCGATCTTCTGCCAGACCGTACCGTTGAACATCAGCCAATCACCGATCTGCCAGTCAGTAATGCCGTCCAGATTCGTCGATCCTGCCGTCGCAACGATGTAGTAGTAGCCGTTTGTACCAACACCAGACGCTAGAGTAGGCGTATTGCTCGATGCGTTCCAAGTGCCTTGGTAGCTCAAGCCACCAGCAACCGATGCCCATGACAGCACAGAGCCGTTTGTCGTCAGGTATTTGCCTGCTTGGCCCGTTTGGCTTGGGATCAGGTTGTTGATCTGGGTCTGGAGGCTAGCCAATGTGTCAAGCACTGATTGACTAGTGCCGCCGCCATTGGTAATCACCTTGATCTTTTCAGCAAGATCAGGCGCAACCACCTCACCCACATTGATAGTCCTGCCGCTCGACAGGCTAATGATCAGACTGCCATCAAAGTCGATGTGTGCGTCAGTTACTGATACGCCATCTTCACCGTCTTTGCCATCGCGGCCGTTCAGCCCGTCTTTGCCTCTTGGTCCCATCGGACCGACAGATCCATCGCGGCCATCACGGCCATTAGCGCCGTTCCTGCCATCTTTCCCGTCTTTGCCGTCCTTGATAGACCTGACGCGAGACTCGATCTTGTTGCCAAGGTCATCGTATCTGTCGCGTATATCAGACTCGATCTTCTTGAGAGCCTGAATGACAAGTTGTGCGTTTTCGCCAACCTTCTGTTTCTGTAGCTCCCGCGTCTTCTGGACAGATTCGCGGATAGACATCAGAACAGCCTTCTGCTGTTCCTCCGTCATCCCCTTAAGAATCAGTTGTTTGGCGAGGCTTTCAACGTCCATTGCTCAACTCCCTGGACAATTCTTCCAAGAAGTCTTCTTCCATGCCGGTTACCTTGTTCTTTTTCTCGGCCATCTGGAGTTCGACGATCTTAGACTTGTTTTTGATGTCTGCCTCTTTGAGCATCAACTCGGCAATCTTAACCCGCTTGTCAAACTCGCTAGCCTCTTGACCTTGCGGCAGGTTCGTAGTCGTCGAAGCGATGACTTTGGCCTGTACCTCTTGCGGCATAAGTTGCGCTTCAGTCAGCAATTTCTGCGCTTCAGCACGATTCTTCTCGGCCTGGGTCGTTTTGTCAGCGATCTGAGCCTGAGCCGCTTGCAACTCCAACTGCCGCGCCGCCATAGCCATTTGCTGGGCCTCTGGATCGGGTTGCGACATCTGATCAAGGGCCGCAATCAACTCGTACCTGTTCGACAGGCTGGAGTTGTTCAGGATGCCCTTCAAAATCAGCGGCAAAACCGGCGTATTCGGTCCCAGAGTCTGCAGCAGACCAATAAATTGCTGCTGCTCGTACTCCCGAGCGATGATGCCCAAGGTAGCAGTCGGGATGAACTTCATATCCACACTCGGATACCGCTCAGAGTCGAACTGCATGTACCTAAACGCTGCCTTCTGGATGAACGGAATCAAGAAATCCTCTTGGAAGTTCACCAGAGTGCGCTTATACTTCTTGATGATCGTCGCAACGGCGGTGGACATTGCCTGCCCGTCACGCGCACCGTTCGTAACCATGCCCTGGCTGTCCAGAGTACCCGTCGCTTGCAGCAACATGCGCTCAAATTCTTGGGCGGTACGCAGGTTATCAGGGCTGGTCTGGCCAAACTTAAAGGGATACAGGATCTCGGCAGGGTTGCCGTTGACCATGAACGCCTTACCTGGTTTTACTTCAAATCTAGCACCCCTCGGCAGGCGCGTAGCGTCCATGCCCATCATCGGAGCAGTCGTCAGAGCTAGCGAATCCAGGTGCGAACGGATCTGAGCATCGATAGCCTTCTGCATGTTGTAGGACTTCTCAACAGTCCCACGGCCCAGCAAACGGTTCGGCACGGTATCGTCCTGGTACGAGATGACCGGACGATCCTTCATCATGTACGGGTTCTCTTCTGCCTTCAGAAGCATCGAGCCGTTAGCGATAACAACGATGGCCTCGACCATATCCGTGTAGTCTTCAGCCACGGAGTCGTCAGGAAACAGCACAACCGTCTCGGTGTCCTTCTCCTGAAGGTATTCACGCGGCACAAGACCATAGTAGGTCAGCAGCAGAACCTTCTCGTCTTGGTACTGGCTAGGCTCTTGGGTCGGCTCAAGGTCGGAATCCTCGTAGGTAGTCCCGATGTTTACCTTCTTGTAGATGCCTTTTTCGATGCCTTCGACGACTTTGTGGATCGAGACGTACTTTTCGATAGCCACGCCCATGCAGTCGTCAATAGACGTACCGTTGGGGTCAAACAGGAAGTTTTTTGGGTTGACCGGATTGAGCTTGACCGCCATGCGGGTCTTTTCAATCACACCGATGGCGGCTTGTCCAGGCTGACCAGGAATTGGCTGGGTTGCTGGCTCAAAGATTTTCTCGGTCTTGACGATGATCTCGCCAATGCCAGTGCCATAGATCTCTGCCATCAACTCAATCTGGTCGATAGACTTGCGGATCTTGTCCTGCTTAAAGTCCTCCATGAGCTGTGCCTTGAGGATAGACACATCGAGAGGATTGCCGTTCACATCCCTGAGATCATCTTGGATGTCAAAGAACTCGCCCTGGCCAAAAATCGCCTCCATGATCTCAGCATGGCGGGTTTCGACGGCTTGCTGTGTAGCAGGAGTGACGATGCGGGAACGCTCGGAGTCACGAACCTTGTCTTCAGCAGCCCACTCGCCACGGAAGATGCGCTCGTATTCCAGCCAAGAGTCTAGAAAGTTGGTGTTTCGGTAGTCGCGCCACCGATCACAGTGATCTACGACGAACGCCGTCAGTTCTTTGTCGTTCTCTGTCGGCTCGTAGAACTCATTTTGATCCATACTAGACTCCTGATATTACGTCGATAGGCTCCCAGCCATCATCAGCCTCTTCAAAGTAGCTTGTCACAGCCAACTGGTCGATATAGCTGAGTGCATCTGGCAGATCATCGTGTACCCCTTGCGCGGGAAACATCAGAAGTTGGTCAACAAAGTCGTCCCAATTCTCTTCGCTGTTTAGCACTATTCTGCCGTGTTCAAACCGGCCTTGCAATGCCCACACGATTCTATCCGTTTTCTTGCGATTTCCGTGAGTTAAATCAACGATGTGCGAAAACACGTTGTTTTTCCTCATGAGATCGCTCAAATACGGCAAAACAGCGTTCTTTAGCGCCCCCCGCTCGATTCCGACACTCAATGGCCGGTAATCCCGCATCTTGGTCAGAATCTTAGTAGCCGTTTCCCGGATATCCCACCTGCCGTGGTCGATCTCCTGGACGAACCATTTGCCCTCATCCGTGACCTTGACCACAGCGATGGCAGACTCATCTAGCCGTTTTTTGGAGTTTGCAGCCTGTTTGGCCACTTCCTCAAAGCCAGCCAGATCCACAGCCACAAAATAAGAGCCATAAGGCGGTTCTTCGCCATATTTGATCCACTCTTCCTTGAAGACATCCGATCCAGCATTGGAGAAGCTGGCCATGTATTCCTGCTTGAAA